TATCACTCTTCCACCACAAATCGCCATTAACTGGATTTGCAGGAGGTACATCTGCTGTTAATACTTTTGCGCTAGTAGCGGATGCAGCGGTAGGACTAGCATCTACCCATTGATTTGTATCACCATCTTCATAATAAACTTTCAATACACCACTATCACTCTTCCACCAAAGTTCACCATTAGATGGATTTCCTGGTTGATTATCAGAAATATTGATAGTGGACTTTAATAAGTACCCTACATTAGCATGATTACCCCATAGAAATGCACTGTCCCAATTAGCAATTCTTAAATGAGTTACTGCAAAAGCAGCAGATGATGTAAATATAGGATCGGATTCTTGAAAATTTGAGGTAAACTGATATGCAGAATTCCAATCACTAATATTTTGTGCAGTTACAGACGAAGCTGCAGATGCTGTAAATACTGGATCAGTTTCAGAAATACCACTGAGGGCGTGCAGATCAGCAGCAAGCAAGTTAATCTCTTGTCTTTGCTGTTCCAGACTGAAAGTTTTAGCTACATTCCTTAATACCATTGATATTACGCTACTGGGACAGTCTTTTGATTATTTATCATACCTTCATAATGTATGCCAATGAATAATACGGAGGTCTGTTTTCGTGTGCATTTCCATCTCCGATAGATCCAGTATCACCACTTCCACCATCACCAATAACTCCCGAAGCAGCATTTGTACTTGGTGCAGAAGCACCGGTTGAACCACTAGAACTTCCAGTTGATCCAGGACCACCACTGTTAGTAGATCCGCTAACTGAGACAGACACATTATGTGAATGAGAACCATTAGCATTGGTTGATTGAGTTGTAGTAGTATCAACACTAAAATTAGAACTACCAGTTCCTCTATCAGTATCTCCACTATTGATATGCAGTGGTATAGGTTTTGTGCCTGTATGAGTATGATTTCCAGCGTTATTTGTATTACCGGAACCACTGCCACTAAAATTGTGACTATGATTTCCGACATTATGACTATGATTTCCGATATTATGGGAATGACTGTCTACAGTATGACTGTGATTACCAATATTATGAGTATGGGAAGAAATAGTATGAGTATGGGAAGGTAAATTTGATGTTGTTAAAGTTACATTTTCACTACCACCAGTATCTCCTGTGCTGTAAGTTCCTCCGGAACCCACAATAAACATTCCTCTTAGATCTGGAGTAGTACTACTTGAAACCGTCTGACCATTGCATAATGCCCAACCAGAAGGAACGCTACTTGCAGAACCAGACCACATCACAATAATTCCAGTTGGAATTGATGCCCCTGCACCCTGAGTCAAGGAAGTAATCTGTCCTTGACCGTTTACTACAATTTGGTCTGGATTATTATATGTACCTGCTGTAACACCAGTATCTGCTAATTCTATAGTCCCACTAGATGTAATAGGACCGCCACTAATTCCTGTTCCTGTATCTATCTGAGTAACTGTTCCACTTGTACCACTTGATGATGCCTGAGGAGTCCAAGTACTACTACTACTATTCCATGTTAAAACATCTCCATCACTTGCTGACGATGCATTTACATCAGTATGTCCACTGATATTTCCAATAGAAGTTAAATACCCTGCACTAGCGTGGTTACCCCAACCATATGCAGTATCCCATTCAGTTGCATTCGCAATTTGAGATTCATTTGCTAATGGAACCCAAGCACCTGCATGTGCAAAATATCCTTTACCAGTTCCATGTACATGAGCAAACATGCCATGATAAGAGGATGCACTTGGAAGATCTCCAGTGGTAGAGAATACGTTTGCAAAATATACTTTACCTGTTGTGTTAATATCCCTAGTTGTTGTTGCACCTCTAGCAAGAACAGTATCTAAAGTATCAGATCCTGATGTCAAATCTGGTGGTGTGTAAGTAAATACACCTGTACCATTATTATAAGAAAGACCGGCAGTTCCTGGTGAATTAACACTTACTGAAATATCGGTTAGAGCAATACCTCCACTACTAGAAGAAGCAGTGTGCTTAATCATGTAACAAAGAGAGTAGTATGGTGGAAGATTCTTTCCTGATCCACTCTCACCTACTGTAGTCGTACTTCCAGTACCACTAGCAATGGTGCTTCCAGAAAGATTTGCTGTAGTATTAAAACTAAATGTATGACTATGATTTGTATCAGTTGCTGCATTTGTACTTCTTGGTGAATAATCACCGGTATAATTAGTTCCTAATGCCAGACCAGAACCAGTTCCTACAGTTCCCTGAATAGCATGCGTGTGGGGGACATCTTCAGTACTAGTAGTACCATTACCACTAATATTAAAGGATGTGGTTATTCCATGAGAGTGTTCAGGACCTGCGTGAAAATGTTGTACTAAAATAGAATCAGTACTACCACCAATAGCATCAACAACATATGCAGAACCGGCACCAACAATAAATCTATCTCTTAAATCGGGTACATTAGAACCGGTGATTGCCTGAAGTTCTGATGTTGATGCGGCACTTCCGTCGCAAAGTTGATACTCACTAGGAATAGATGCTACTGATCCTGCCCAGGCAACAATAGTACCTATGGGATCTGATGAACCACTGCCACCACTGCCACCAGTCTGATCTGCTACCCAAGCATAATCAGAACCATTCCAACTGAGAATTTGACCTGAAGAAGCACTACTAATATTGAGATGTGAATCTACATTAGAATTTTCATAAGAACCATTAGTGTCATTGTATAATGCAGTTGGAGTCAATAATAATCCGTTTGATTTAACACCGGAAATTGAAATATTTAAACTGGTATTTGTAGTTGAAACTTTAAAACTACCAGCAGTCCCAGAAGTAAGAGTAACCCAACCACCAGTAGCTCCTACCGCTCCACTTACATCTGGAGTAACAGATGCTCCATTTACTTCATACGTGTAATTTGCAGTATCTGCATATCTAACAAAAATTTCTACAGGACCATTAAGTATGGGAAGATTTGCACCATTAGCAGTATTATCCCATCCTAGGTAATCTGCACTTGTAGTTTCTGCTTTTGACCAACTAGTCAAACTTCCATCAAACATCTCAGATGAAAGGTCGCTAGCACTCCATCCAGACGCTACTACACCATCTGCCCATTGATATGTTGTTCCTGAACCTCCACTACTACCGCCACTAGATTGTGCTACCCAAGCATAGTCGCCATTATTCCAACTTAATACATGACCATTAGTTGGAGGAGATGTTACATTTAAATGCGAGTCAACATCAGAATTTGTGTATCCTGTAGGAGTTGCTGGTTTATTAGTTAAATCTGTATAACTTCCTGAAAATAATGTAGGTTGATTAGTTAGATCATTATAGTTTCCTGAAAATAATGTAGGTTGATTAGTTAGATCATTATAACTTCCAGAGAATGTAGAGTATCCTGAAAGATCTGGTGGTGTATATGAAAATAATCCTGTAGCATCATTGTATGATAAATCTGCCGTACCTGCTGAGAGTACATTAACTGATAAATCATCTAGTTCAATAAAATTACTAGTACTGCCACCAGAAGCAGTTGTGCAGTATATAAAACATAATGAATAATATGGGGGGATATTTGTTCCAACAGAAGAGATACCCGCAGTTCCAGTATTACCACTAAGACTTACATTAACACTAACATTGTGACTATGACTTAGATTTGAACTATTTGTACTTCCACTTATACTTACATTATGCGAGTGTGATCCTGAACTAGAAGTATTTGAACTTTTATTTCCACCACCATTTCCTTGAGGATTATCTAATGCATCAGCATTACTACCACTCTGTACTGCCCATGTATTAGCACCCCAGTTATGACTATGACTTCCGGTGTTATTTGTACTACCAGAACCAGAAACATTATGAGAGTGATTACTTAATTGACTATCAGTAGTACCGTTTGAAGTACCACTACCAGAAAAAGTATGTGTATGAGATGGTAAAGTAGAATCTGCATTACCACCCGTAGATCCTACTGCATAAGTACTACCAGAACCTACAACAAATCTATCTCTTAAATCAGGAGAATCGCCTGTACCATCACAAAGTTGCCATCCAGTAGGAATATCAACGATAGCCCCCGACCACATCATGATAGACCCTACGGCAACATTACCACCGCCACCTGATCCACCACCACCTGTTCCACTATTTTGGTCAGCACCTAATTCCCATCTACTATTCGTACCATTATATTTAAGAACCGCTCCATCATTAGGAGTTCCTGAAATTAATACATCAATTAAATCATTTAATGACGAAGGAATTGTTGGTTTATTAGTTAAATCTACGTAACTTCCAGAAAATAATGTAGGTTTATCAGTTAGATCATTATAACTTTCAGAAAATAATGTAGGTTTATCAGTTAGATCATTATAACTTTCTGAGAATAATGTAGGTTGATTAGTTAAATCTGTATAACTTCCGGAGAATAATGTGGGTTGATTAGTTAAATCTGTATAACTTCCAGAAAATGTAGAGTATCCCGAAAGATCTGGAGGTGTATAGCTGAATACACCAGTAGTATTATTATATGATAAACTTGCAGTACCTACTGAAAGTACATTAACTGATATATCTGATAGTGCAATACCAGTACCAGATGCAGTCAAATCAGCAGCAGGTGACCATTCTGCACCATCCCATTTCAATACCTGACCAGTTGATGGAGATGTGGAACTTACATCAGATAGATCTGATACTGAGAATGTAGGTTTGTCAGTTAGATCATTATAACTTCCAGAGAATGTGGAGTATCCCGAAAGATCTGGAGGTGTATAGCTGAATACACCAGTAGTATTATCGTATGTTAAACTTGCAGTACCAGGAGATAAAGAAGTTACAGTAATATCTGTTAATGCAATTCCACCACCTGATGAAGCAACTGTTCCTGCTATCCAAGTGCTACTAGGAGCATTCCAAATAAGTGCTTGACCAGTAGTAACTCCTGTGGTATCAACATCGGTAATATCATTTAATGCAACCGAAGTTAAATATCCAGCAGCACTATGATTACCCCAACCATATGCAGTATCCCAATTGTTTAAATTAGTTAGTGCAGTATTAACATAGATCTGTGTTGCATATCCCGATAAGGTATGGTTGCCCCAACCATATGCTGTATCCCAATTAGTTATCTTAGTATTAGTTACATTTGCTGCAGCAGAGGCACTGTATACGGGATCAGTTTCTACTGCATTATTAGTAAATGTTATTTGACCACCGGATAATCCAATTGATAAACCAGTTCCTGCAACTAATACGACATCAGCATTAATGCCATCAGAACCTGTAAGTCTAATTATTTTCCTGTCTGGTCCACTACCATCAACAGGGTTCATGGTATAGGTAGTAGGTGCTACCGCTCCCTGCTCTAAAGCATACACATCAGAAGCAATTAAATTAATTTCTAGTCTTTGTTGTTCTAGACTAAAAGATTTTGCTACATTTCTAAGAACCATTGGACTTCAGCAACTGGTGCAGTAGGGATTTGATTTCACCGACCTCATTTTTCACGTAGTCTAATTCCTGTTCCATATTACGAAACTTATTTCTAGACTTCTTATATTTTTCAAAGGAAGATCTGTCAGTATTTATGATCGCGCCTGTACTAGAATCACGGTATAAGTGATCTTCGTTTTTAACTTTTATGTGTTTCATTTTAATAAGAAGCTACTGCTCTCAAGTCTTGAACTTTAGGAACATATGCTGGATTACTAGACTTCATTACGATCTTGATAGCGAATGAAGAAAACTCAGGGAGATCTTCAATACTATATGATAACTCTTGATATGAATCTTGTTTTTCTGAAATACTACTAATAGAATTTTCTGAAGATGCAATTACATCTACATCAGGATTTCCAGTTTCATTGAAATATACCCATTCAATATCATCAAAATTTTCTTGAGAAGAAGATTTTTTAATTCTATAAAGAATTTTAATATTTTCAATGTCAGACACATTTACAGTAGTCTTAACATCAATTGATGTTCCCGGATTTTCAATGGCAATTTCTTTAGTTACATATTTGGCAACACTAGAACTATTTTTTGATTGAGTATCAGAAACATAATCCGTACCATTTGAATATGTAATTTTAGAAATTTCAATGAAATTATATTCGTCATTTGGTTGATCTTGATATGATAAAATATCTCCAACTCTAAAGATGTCTTCGTTTTGAGCATCAACTGAGGCATTTCTTGTAAATGATGCAGAGTCAATAATCTTTCCTGTGTAATCATCAGAAATTGGTTGTTTATCATTGACTACAGTTAATTTACCAGATTTTTCATTCCATAAAACAATTTTTCCTGTAATTTTATTGTCATAAGTATCAGCAAGAACTGATGGGTTTCTTGCTGTTACATATGTTGGAGGAACAATTATATTAGGAATTTGGAATACTTCTTTAGATGCACCCGACAAAGCTACTGTAGTAGTTCCGGCAAAAGTTTGATTTGAAAAACTTAATTGTTCACCTGGAGTAAATGCATTAGTAGTTTTTAACTTGACATATACTGTAGTACCAGTAACTTTAATAATTTCACCGGATGCATTGGTTGTGGATCCAGCAATAGTCTGATTTGGTTGAATAATTTCTGTAGTGGTATCAATTCCAGAAACAATAAAATTATATACTGGATAAAATTCTAAGATTTGATTTTTTCTTCCAAATCTATCTTCAGAACCTGTCGCATTTTCTACTTTGTTTGTAATAGTTTTGACGGTGGAACGAGATAGATCTATGATAGGTGATAGATGAGAAACAGAACTTGAAAGATCCATTTTATATGTAAGAGACCTATCTAGATTATTAATAATTTGATTTACTCTTGAAGCGATTAACTTCTGGTTGATAAAGAATATATCTTCATTCAAGAATGTTTTTTCATAACCAGTTTGACTATATGAAGTAAATGTATTAACGTTATCATCTACTGGAGAAACATTGGTTGTTTGTACAAAACTGGTAACTTCTGTACTTCCAAAAGATAAGAAAGGAACTACTGCATGTAACTTTTCAAATTTTCTGTTATATGATGCTAAGATGGAATCTCCTCCACCAAAAGCATTTGACGAAGATCTACTACTAGAGAAAATGTTATAGTAATCTATACCCGTATTATGAACTTGGTATAGTCTACTATTAAGTTGTGAAGCAGCAACTCCACCAACATCTAAACAATTTTTAAAGAATACATATGATTTTTTATCAGAATCAAATCCATTATCCGGATGATTTATTTTAAGAATGAAATTATTATTCTTAAACAGAGTTGATGTAGCAGAAGTATTTGATTCTGCATTAGATTCAACACTATTAATTTCTAATTTTTCATATCCCAAATCTTCATTTGTAAGTAATAAAGATGCGGTTCTTGAAGTATCAAATTCTGCACGGTTAAGTTTAAACTTAACATCTTCAAATAAATCTTCAACCCAATTATTAGTATTTTGAGATTTGAATAATGATCCTAAAGCAGGTTGAGTTGTTACTGTAGTACTAGTAGCAATTTCAGTTTCACCTAACTTAGACGCCCAGATAAGATAATCTGTAGAATCTGTTTCTACAACCATAGAGTATTCGGTATCTGATTCTAGATATACTGGATAATCAAATTTAAAGTTTGTTGGAGTAGTTGATTCCGTTACTCCATCTTCATCAATAGCAATACCCATACGAACTGCGGGACTATCAATAGTAATAAATGACTCAATTTCAGCACCAGCATTACCAGTTCCAGTTCCACTAATAATAACTGCAGGAGGTTCGGTGTATTCCGATCCGGGAAGTACAATTTCAGTATGGTAAACCTTACCACCAGAAACTCTAACTGTAGCAGTTGAATTACCACCACCCGGCAATTGAGGACTTTCAATAGTTAAGATTGCAGAATCGTAATCTGATCCAGTGTTCTTAACTTTTAGGTCTGTAACTCTTCCGGAATCTTTGGTAATTTTTAAAGTTGATGTTTTGTTATTTGTATTATTAGATTCTGTTATAGATGGAACTTCTAGAAGTTCATCTGGTTTAAACAATTTACCGTTGTGATTACTTAAGACTAAAGTATAAACTTGGTCATTAGTTAAAGTAAATACTCCTGTTGTTGAAGGATTAACTGCGGTATTATTTTTGTCAAATACTTTTGAAATAGGACCAGATGCATTGGAAGAAGATCCAATTACCTTTTCATCTTTAGTAATAGTTAAAGTTTCACTAGCAAAAACTCTCAAATAAGTTTCTGGATTTAGAATTTTTTGAGTTCCTGGAATAATATTTTTTCCTGGTTTACCACTTTGAGTATCAGTCAAATAGACTCTCAGTGGAATAGTACTACTTTTTGCTGAGAAGAACAGATCTAAACTAGTTACGAATACACCACCTTCAAATCCTTCTACGTTAAATGTTTGGGCAAGTGGATTTGGTTTAATTGGATTTTCAGTATTACTATCAGTAATTTGAATTCCTTCATTTGATTTAAAGAATGCAGGAGTAGTTGATATAATTGAAGATGGATTTTCTGGAAGAAGACCCGTTGCATAAAACTTAACTTCTGCGTATGAATCTACGTCATCTTTAGGTGCATCAGTAGAACTAGATGTAAATCTAATAGTCTTTACTCCTGTTGAGAATCTCATTTCATCAGCATCAGTATCATATACAACTGTTTTGGTGTCACCAGTCCATGTTGCATTTTCTCTAGGTGGAAGACCAGCAGGAATTAAAATAATACCACTAGCATTACCATTTTCATCAGTCTTAACTTGACTGTTAAAAGATGATAAAGAATTTCCTGCAATACCAGTATATCTAAAATCTGGATTAACCCAACGGGAAATATCTCTACTCTCCATAAAGACTGAAATATTTGTATTTGGTTTCAATCTATTAATGTTAAATTTAACTGGAATACTTCTAGCAAAGAAAGACAAAGAAGTTGAGATAACATTGTTTCCAACACCTTTAGTAGAAATACCTTTTCCAATTTCGTTATTTTCTGGACTGATATTGGAAGAACTTCCAACTGAAGCACTTGTTACAGAAGAATCTGATATGCTACTATTAACATCCGAGAATGATGTAATATTAAAGAACGACCTACTAGCACCTAACCAGTTAACTTTATATGAATTGTAGATACTTGAGAATGCATCTTTTAATTCATTTTTTGCTAAGAAAATTGAATATAGATTTGTGTTATTGTCATTTACCAATGGAGCAACACTTGTATCATACCAAGAGTCTACATTAGGTCCGACAAATGCATCACCAACGTACTGTAGGACAACAAATGGATTTGGATTAATAGTCTTTGTAGCAAAACTATTACCCAATAATTCTAATTCTGAATATGGTAATGTGACACGATCATTGTTTTTAACATAACCAGAAATAGATCTCTGGTCATCTCGCTGATTAACCTCAACTAAAGTAAAAGAATCCTCTTTTGATTGAGGTCTCATAACAGATTGCTGAGTATCAATAGAGCACTTATAATCAAGAGATTGTAATGAACCAATTTTATGAGTTTCAAAATTATCTACGATAAACCCACTCTTAAATCTATTAACACCGGCAGCATCAATGATTTGCATATTTAATGCTTGCTGTTCTAATACACTTAATAGTGTATAATATTCAAGACGTTCAATACGCTTCTCTAACTTACCGATGTCACGCATCGTATAACGACGGTTATCAACAGGAGTAATTCTTACATCTTTACTGCTTTGTGTAAATGCAGGTACGTACATATAGTACAAAGGTACTGCATCACTAATTAAATCTGGTTTTGTTGGGTTCAGAGAAGAGTTACCTTCTTTAATAATAAACTCACCTTTTTTATTAAGGAATAATGCATCAATTCTGTCAAGATATTGAGTTTGAGTAAATGAGAATGTAAACTCTAAATTAGAATCTGGGGCGGGAGTACTTGTAATAACTCCACCAGTTCCTGTAAAAGATCTAGTATTAGCAGCTGATAATAAAGCATTATCCTGGAATCCAGAGATAATAGAATCGTTATCTACTTTAGGTCTATAATCAAGAACATCTTTTAATGAAATTTTACCTAACGTTGGTGAGTTGAATGAAGGAATCTCTTCTGGTCCTACACCTGCTTCATGGAGGTAAGAATCAACTGTACAAAAATCTCCTTTGGTATGTTCAAAATAATCAAACGCAATTACCATCTGTCCAGATGGAGGATTAAACCCTGGTTTTAATACAATACGAGAAACATCATAAACTGTATCTCTCTGACCATCGTCAAATGTAAATCTATTAGATACATCTATTCCACTGACAAGATTTCCATTTCTATCAACAACTGGAGGTTCAGAAGAAGATCCTTCGTAGACATATCTTAACTTATATACATCAGCATAACTATAAATGGCAAGACTCTCTGAATCATAATCACTTCCTCTAAAAGGTATGATCATGTCTCCAGGGGAATCAATGACAATTCTCTTATTGACTACTGCAGTTTTTAATCTTGGTTTTGCTTTGGTTACTTCTAATGTAGCAGTTAATTTTAGCGTCGGATATGCACCACCACTAGGAATTGATCCAAAATATGTTTCTGCTAGATTTAGCATTACACTACCAGAAGTTAATCCACTAGCAGAATCGCTTGATGCTTTAATTATAACTTGATCTTGTGTAACATAAACGATATCACCTTCTACAATATCAGGAGCATCACCAGGATCCAAAACAGTAATTAAGAAATTACCTTCTGAGAATGAAACAAATCTTTGTGTTCCAAATGGGAGTTGAGCAGCAAAAGTAATTACTCCTGCGCCACCAACACCAGTAGCAACAAAATCTCTTCTTAAGAAATAAGCAATTTTTGAATCTTCGCTATCTACTACAATAGAACTTACTTGATTAGATCCAGTTTTATAAAGTAACGTTCCTTGATTGAAGTTTGAAATAGAAGGACGAACTCTAACAACACTACTATTACTTACATCTTGTGGTAAAGATCTATCAAGATAAACTCTTGATTTTAAAACACCTTCTGGTTTTGTTGAATATTGTACAATTGATCTAATGATAGTATCTGTAGAATCCGAAAATTGAATCAAATCTCCTTGATTGACAAATTTAGTTGCATCTCCACCAAATCCATTACATTCAATATACTTCCTTCCTTTAGTGCCACTAAAAGTAAAATTAGTAATAGATGTAATTTCGGCAAATTTTTCTTTATTGACTTCTACATCAGAAGTAAATTTATTAGCATTTCCTGATCCATACTCACAGAAGAATGATTTAACATTTTGTGGGGTATATGTAACTACTGAATTTCTAACAAGAACTGGTGTAATCACCGACGCAGTAGGATTACCTCCACCGTCTCCTTGAATTACATTGATGACAGGAGGTTTTGCATATTCTTTTTTGAATAGTTCTCTGTTAGAAACAACTGCACTTATAATAGCACCACTTGCAATGCTTAAAGTTACTTTAGATGAATCAAATTCAACACCATCAATTCTTAATTTTGATCCATTAACATAATTAGAACCTCTGTTGTTTACAACAAAATGTGAAATTGTATTATCTTTTGCAACTCTCACTGAGTTGTTATCTTCATCCCTAATAGTCTCTCCGGACATAAAGTTACCGAAAAGAGTCTTAACCATCAACGTTTTATTAGTTGTAAATCTACCATCGGATGGACCTTCTACAACTCCATAAGCACCGCTTTCTAAACCATAAACATACTTACCAGATGCAAATCTACCATCTGCAACAATTTCTTCGTCTAATAAAATTTTAGTAAAGAACTGAGGGTCAAAATATGATAATCCGAATGTAGTATTATATACAGCATTACCGTTTGATAATCTGCCTTTAGAAACTACTGAATCTGAATCTTCATTAAATCCAGATCCTCGTTCAATTAAAGTAAAATTACTTGGTTTAGCAAGACCAATTACCGGAGTGATTGTTTCATTATAATCAATAACAGTTCCAAATGGTGTAGAACCATTGATTGCATCATTTTCAGTTAAATAAACTTCCCTATAATTTGATCCTGCTGAAGTATCATACTCCAAGAAATAAGAATCTAGTAAATCTTTTCTTCCTGTAATAGTAAGTTCTAAGAATGTTACTCCAGTACTTGAATTGACTTCAATTCTATTAACTTTTGAAAATGCTAAAGATTTTACAGAATTTACTACAGATGGTTCTCCAACATCAGTTCTTGTTTGTACAAACCATAAGGTTCCTAAAACTGATTCAAAATTAGCATCCGTTAAAGTTGAATATGTATTTGCATAGAATGTATCAATATTAATGTAAATGGTTTTAATACCAGAATTTACATCAAAAAACTGTCCTCTACGACTTAATGTTTGTTTTGAATCATTAGTTCCTTCTGTATTGTTTGATCCAATACTACCATCATTAAAATTACTACACAGAAAAATATTAGGATATGCAGTCAGTTCGGAACCTTCTGCATTTAATGGAATCGTTCCAAATGTATTTGTTACTTTATAAGTAGGTAGACCTTTGGTATTGAGTCTAATATCTTCCCTATTTAAAGTTTCTCTTGCTTTGCCAACATTAAGATACTTAGTTTCTTTATTGACAATTTCATACCCTTTGATATATGCTTTTCCTGGTCCAATACTAGCAACTAGTTTTTCTTTTGCTGCTTGTAATTCTAAACCATTAACTAATCCAAATTCATCTTGACCATAAACACCCAGATTACCATTTTCCTGATAAAATTCGCGAATATCTAATGAAAAATTATCAACTACATAATCTCCAGACTCATCATAAGTTCTTCTCGCAAGAGTCTGTTCTAGTAAATTATAGTCCGTTTGAGATACAATACTCTGTACAACTCCCGAACGAACTGTAAGAAGTTGAATAAAATTCTTATCTGTAATTTCAGATAAAGAATATTTTACAATGTTTAATACAATTTGAAGTCTATGTGCTCCTGGAGCAGTATAGTTATTAGATCCAATAGAATTATCATATAAAGATTCATCTTCTTCTGGAGTTACAATACTTTCAACAATCTTAAATCCAATTTTTGCTGATGGTTTATTGTAATACCGATCAATGACTAATAACTGAGTATCATTTCTAACAAAATACCCATTAACAAAATAAATTCCTTCTTCTACTTTTATAGCAGAAGCATATCCCATAGCGGGACTTTCTAGGGATGTAACTTCCGAAGTATCAGGATTAGTTACTTCAATACTTGTCGGAAGAACACTACCATCAGTTCCAACGACTAATAATGGTGTGTTAACTCCATCTACTACTTCTAGTGTTTCACCTTGTCGGAAAGTTTCTTCGTTTCCTGCATCACCACTATTAGTATAGTTTACATAGATAACATCAGAAGCAGTCTCAGACGCCGTGAATGCCTCTATAACAGTTGCTACGACACCAGAGGTCAAACCTCTAAGAGTTTGCCCTTTAAGACCACTAGCATCGTATTTTTTATATACAATTTGCCCATCCTGATTTACAGGAATTTCTGAAATAGAAGACAACTTAACAAAGTTAAGTTTGGTATTTAAACCCACCTCACCAGGAATGACAAGTTCGCCTTGCTTAAAAGCGTACTTGCCAAACTGTTCAATCTGATTCTGTAGAATAGATTGTAACTGAGTTAACTCCCTTGCCTGAATAGAATATCCAGGACGGATTAAAACTTTATAGAAATTTTTCTCTTGGTCAAAATCGTCGTAGAATGGAGCTACGTTCAGGTTAGTCTTTTGGGGCATCTCGCACGATCTCTAAGTCAACTAATCAGAATTCAATTACTAGCTTAATGTCCTCAATTTGGTCGGGAGCTCTAGTAATCTCTCTTCTATTCTCTATGTATACGATTTCTCCTGAGTTTGGTTCTAATTCTGGGGATGCAAGACCACCAGTAAATGAGATATCAGAAAGAACTGCATCCTGTGCAGTATCAACCGTTCCCGAAGCTGAAGAAGTGCTGCCAACAACTGCATTTGATGCATTTGATTCAAATGCTAGAATTTTACCACCATCAGTATGCAAAGATGCTGATTGATAGTACTTCAAAATACCGTTTGTTGCATCCCAAGATACTACAGTTCCTTTTGCAGTTCCTCCAGTTACAGTTTGAGTAATCATTTCATCTGCAACATAACCTGCAGTCGCACCATTTAATTTTAGTACATTTGTACCACGAAGTGTGCTTGCAGATGCAAATGTACTAGTGCCATACTCATAAGGATCTTGAATAATACCAATACGACGGAAATCGTTATCTACAGGGAAGTCTCCTTGTCCTTCATCATAAGTCAAACGAATATTGGTCATTACACGCTTAGAGAAGAATTCATCTTCTGCGTGTGATCCATGCCCACCTTCTGGAGAGATAATTGCTTCAATTGAAGCAGTTCCTGCAAATGCACCAGCAGCTGCTGTGAGACCACTATCTGTAAATACAGATCCAGTTTCTAGAATGACATTACCATATGAGTAACCAGTACCATTTGCCTCAATTTCCGTAGATATAATAGTTCCGGCACCATTAGTTTCAAATTTAACAATTGCTCCAGTGCCATCACCCTGAACAGCAGTATATAATGTAGTGGAAGCAGGTAGTGCAGTTCCTGCATCACGAATTACTGATACATTAATAGATCCATCAACTGCAAGTGCTTCAACTGCAGTTCTTGATGTATCAGATACTGAGGCAATAGGCATGAAGTCTGAAGAAAGGAATGCAAGAACATCACTTGTGGGAAGTGTAAACATGTGCTTCCAAACATAACCAGCAGTTGCTGCTGGTTCCGTGTAGATACCAGTACCAGCATCAAATGTGCCTTGACCAGCACTTGGTTGAGATTTTGGTTCGTATGTAGCGTTTTGTCCTGTTGGATTCGTTGGAGATTCGCCGTTATACAAACACTTAAACACTTCGTATGAAGCGTTCATTACATAAAACTTTGAATTAGATAGTGAAGAAGACCCTAGTGCAGTTTCAACGCCAATAGCTCCACCACCACCTGGTGTTGGAGAATAATTTGGACGATACATATCAAACTTTGGATTCAGCGCAAGGTTCCAGTTATAACGGGGAACTACAAGACGAGCAAAAGGACCAGTAACTCTCTTGGCAGCAATGAGTTCTTCGTATACAGATCTTTTTTCAGAAAAATTATCTAATGGCATTGGAGGTACATCTTCAGTACCATACCTATATGTGCCACTCTTAGAAGTAGCACCACTAGTTCCACCAGTAATAGTAGTTCCGAATGACGGAGTTGTAGTTGGAGTTGGTAGAACGGTATTAAGTAGTAAACTGTTGGAATATACAGCAGCAACTACACCACTCCATCCACCACCGCTTACAGTTTCTCCAACTTGAAATGTTCCACTTACATTAAAAATTTCTAAGTAAGCATCCCACCTAGAAGATCTTCCAACGAAGAAATACATTCGGGTACGCGCTGCGTCTGCATCGTTCGTACCTTCTGATAAAGATTCTAGAAATTGCTTCGCATTGAAGATTCTAAATTTTTCTGAAATAATAGCTGCCATAGCACTAGTGCCTGTATAGTAAGACTGAATCCGAGTTATTTATATTTATTTATAGAGAGTTTCTTAAGTAATCTCCTATGGTATGTATTGCTATAGGAGATCCCTCCGCGCCTCTTGTGCAGTTGATAAAACGATCTGCTAGTTTAGATGTATATGAAATTTTTTCTCCACCAATTAAAATGGTTCCTGATGAAGGGAATCTCGCAGTATTTGCATAGACAACCTCTCCAGTAGCAAGGAATGCAGGATCACCTTGATTAGGTAAATCTGATGTATCCAATTGCGCCATATAATAGTTAATTGAAGAGTATCCTAGGTTAAATGGATACGCGGAAGAAGAAGAACCATCAGAGATAATTTCATATGGTTCTAGTTCAGCAAGTTGAACTTCCGACACGGGATCACCACTTGGAGCAATAATATCTCCGAGGTCCATGAATATACTATTTTCCCAATGGTTGATATTATTAAAGAATGTCAAATCAACAAGATCGGATGCCCACATTGAGAATCCAACTTCTAAAAATTCAGTTATATTAATAGATGTTGTAACTAAAATATTATCGGATAATAATTTAGGTTCAATAATAACTAAAATATCTGCATCTGTCTGTGTTGTAGGTGCTGCAATTGAAGTAGATCCAGCAAATGGATTGAAGAATCTATATTCACGAGAGACTGTAAACAGAGGAGCAGTATCAATAATATGCTGAATAATCAGTGTTACATCAATACTATCTGGAACTGCTACTGAAGGATCTAAAATAGCAACTGGTAGTTCAACACCTTTAATGATATCAATAAACGATGCAACTGCAACTGGAGAACTTTGTCCAATTTGTGTTCCGATCCCAAGAGTATGGAAAGTATCAACTTTTCTACCAGAACTTTTGATTAAATCATAAGATCTTGCGGTAATTACTTTGGGTGGTTTAGTATATCCAGATCCTTTTTTAGTTAGTACAATATCAATAATTTGACCACCTGAAACAACTACTTCAGCTCTTGCACCACCACCTTCTTGATTTACTGAGACAAAATGTAAAATTGGAGGAGAATCGTAATCATATGCAGTAGTTGGTTGAATAATACCTTCATCATATAATAATTGTAAATCTCTTCTATTCCATGTTACTTCAGAAACACTACCATTTTCTATTTCGCATGTAACGCTAAGACCTACACCTCGCACATTACCATTGTAGTTAGTAGTAGTTACAGAACCGAAGAAAGCATTTGATACATCTTGACCTGGATTATAGTCCTTAGGATTGGTATATCTCGGCAATTCATTTATAGTTCTGAAGTCTTTTTCTCCATCAATTCTAATGAGATCTTTTGCATTTAAATTAGCAAGGAGACGTTTTTTCTCATAAAAAGACTCATCAGCACGTGGAGTTCCATATAACCAATTGCCAGAATTTCTCTGCATTCTATAATCGTTATCAGAATTTCTGATAACTTCTATTGTATCTGTAGTTCCATCTAACTCATACTCATCAGAAAAATCGGACTCTCCAGCAAAGAAAATATTTTCACTGGTTATATCTGGATTATTACCTGCTAGTGTAATAACTAAAGTTTGACTCGTGGTTGTATAACTTTTAACATTACCAATAAATTTCTTTTTACCACCTGATTTTTGGTATGCAACTTGAAATTTATCGTATGAAGTATTAAACCAGGAAATCCAATCAATAAAATTATTTGAACTTCCTGCATCACAAGTTATTTTTATCTCATTATAATAAGTATTTCTTTGGAAATCAAATAGAGTTACTGTTTGATCAATATCTCTACCATACAGTAATACAATTTCAATATTATTTTCTCTAAAGATTTTTCTAGTAAATCTAATTGCTGGTCCTGTAATTGTATAAGAAACACCTTCACGCTGAAGAATACCATCTATGAATACAAACGCAAATCTGGGATCATCCACAGTCTGCACCTTTTTGTTCTTAGAATTTAGAATTAAGAATGGTCCACCGGAACCAGTCAGAATACCAGATTTCTCAATTTCACATCTGAGATAATTACCAATACCATGAGCAAAGAATTTTTCAACTGCTAAAGGTTCTTGGACAGTTTTTGTGTTCTCTCCTTGTCCCCAAATAGGTGGTGTATCAAATACAACTTTATTTGGTACTGATGTTTTATCAATGGTGTATGCAGGATTATGTTGTAACACACCGCTAAGTGCAATAAACAGATTTTCATTTATTTCAGTATCAACTGGAGTTCCATCTTCATAATATAATTCAAATATTGTATTCTCTCCATTGATATAATCTGGGTAAGAGATTGATGAAGTTTGGGGACCTGTTGTCAATGTTTCACGCACATTTTCAAACAAAGAATCTAAAGCAGACGCTACTTCTTCACATTCTTTTAATTCACTTAATAGCAATGGATCTGGAAGAATATTATAATTTGAATATGAAGTAAAGGTAGTCCAATATCCTGTAGAATTTGAATTTTGCTCAACTGTATCTACTCTATTAGGTCCACCTTCTAAAATAGATTCAACAATATCAATATAAGTTGTTATAGAACTAGCAACCTCAGCACATGCAGGTGAGGATGAATCAATACGAATACTATTATCTTTTACGGATCCTTGATTTCTCATTGCAGCAATCATTAAATCTCGCAATACTTTATGAGCATAAACTGTTTCATTGAGTTCGTCTTTAATGTAATTAAGATTTCCGTCAACAAAATAACTCTCAGCAAACTCTACAATTTTTCTATTGCCACCATACTTCAAACAATAGTTTACTGCATCAACTAGCAATCCAAGATCTCTAGAACATTTTGTGCTATAATTAGTAGATGCCAGAGCAAGATACTTTGTATTAATTGCATTAATTGTATCAGTAATCATACTAGACTTATTTTTTTCAATTAATGTTGATGCATCAAAATAAGTACCAACATTTAATCCACTCCAAATAAATGTCATGTCTGCATTCCCAGATGGATCTGGTGTTACTGCAACTGAATTATTACTTACTTGTATGGTTCTACCATCAATAATGTCTGTAATAATAGTTCCATCTGGGAATGATCTTCCGGAACTAACTTTCATACCAATAGCAATATCATCAGTATTAGTTATTGTAACTTGATTAGTTCCCACTGTCCAAGATACTTGACGATCTGAGTAATCCCAATTTCTTGATGCCAGTTTACTTAGACGTACTGCATACTCAAATGCATCAATAGTTGCTTCCAGTTCTCCTGAAATATAATTAAGTACTCCAGCATTGAAATATTTTTCAACAGCAAACAAAGTTTTTTGATTGCCACCAAATCTCAAGTCATGTTCTAATGAGTCTAATATAAGACCAATATCGCGATAACATTTTTCACTTAAATTTGTCCAAGGAATTGACGTATACTTAGACTTAACATAACCTAAAGTTTCCGATTGAATAAATCTTCTATTTTGGTTAATCTGATTTGCAGCATCTATCCACGTACCACTACGTTGGAAAATATTCTTAATCTTCTTAAGATATCTTTGATTTAATGTATCAGATTTAAATTGGAAATTTCTTCCATAGAAGAGAACTCCTGGAACTGACTGACCATCTTTATTGGTAGGTCCGAGAGGAGGGGATGAAAAAGTAATTTTATCTCCATTTACTGTATACGAAATTCCAGGTTCTTGTAGTACAGCATCTAAGGTAATAGTCAATGCCTGCTCATTATATGGTTTAATAGAATTGCCGTTTACGTCAACAATATTAAATATTGTTTTTCCTTGTAAATTTCCTTTATCGCCAAAATTGCCATCAAAAGATTCTGTTAAGTAAACTTCGTTAGAAATGATTTCTGACGTATTGAAAGATTCAGTTGCAACGGAACCAACTCCTTTTTCAACTTTTAAAGAATCCATGAGAACAATACTTTGAGTAATATTCTTTTTGGTACTAATAACAGAAATTTTATTTACATTAGGGTTCCAAATTTGTACGATACTCGTACCAATAAATTTACTATCATCACTCATTGAAGCATTTGATGCTGATTCAATCAATACTTCACCAAAAACTTTAAATCCTGCAGGATGAGTTGTTGATTTAATTAAGGATCTCCAACTATCAATAGAAGTTTTTGATTTAACTAAGTATGAATAATCCTGATAATAAAAAGAATCTGTAATTCGTTGATTCTGATCACTTACTTTTCCAGAATCGGATTCAAAGTATCCTTGGTTATCATAATAAGTTTTAATTTGAGGGGCAAACTCAGTATATCTAATAGTTTCTAATGTTGCGCTTTTGTTTCTAGCGAGACCTTTAATTAGTTTCTTTTCTCTAAAAACACCAGATACTCTATCAACACTTAACCTACCAGATCTAAATGAAGTTATTCTTGCTCTTGCTACCTCTACATTATTAATTTCTTGAACAATAGTCTCTCCAATTGCAAAACAATCAGGATCAAAATTGGATAGAGATAAAATATAATTAGATCTAAATGTTGATCTTAACGTGTTATCTTCGTGAAAAGATCCACCTACGTTGATAACATTAATATTTCTAGGAACTCCAATATCATCACTATTAATAAGACATTCAACATCAGACTCAGCAATTTTAACTACAGGAGGTGTAGTATATCCAAATCCAGAATTTACAACTTCAATACCAGTAATTCTACCTTGGTCTATAATTGCCTTTAATTTTGCATTTCCTTCAACAAAAACAATAGGATTGACATATCCACTTCCACCAGTCTTTACTGATACCCCAACAATTTTGCCATTCTCTACAATAGCTGTTGCAGTAGATTTATTTGTGGGCATAATACCCATAACAGAAGGAACCTTCTTATAATCATTACCAATATTAATTACTCCAATAGCATTAATTTTTCCTACTGAAAATCTTGACTTGGAGGTATATTCAATTGATCCACTTCCATCGTTAGTAGCAAGTGTAATTGTATCGTAAACAACTTTAGTTGGTGTAATATATAATGCTGACTTACTGCCCTGCAGTGGATCTGGAATTACTTTAATAAATGATCCTTCAGATTGAACATTATTTAACTTATCAAAATAAAAATATGTTTTGAAAGAAACTTCTGATTTTGTGCTATAATTGTTTGTAGCAATTCGTGGACCAAATCCAAACTTAACATCTAAGACATTATTTCCTCTAAGTGCCTCTAGTGTTTTTAGATTCAAATTTTTACTAGGTGAAATATCAAATTCAACATCATTCATTGATGAGTGAGAACTATCAAAAATATAACGATAATCTTCTTTAATGTCAATTAATTGATTTCTCGTAAATGAATTATTATCTAAAGAAAATTCAAAACAACGAATTGGATCTTGCACAGAAGTCATTCCAGCAAGTCTTTGTTCTTGATCAAAGAATACAGTGCTTAAATCAATTGGATTGATACTACTAACTGTTTGTCCATAATTGTATACAAATACAATTTTTTGTGTAGTAGAATCATATGAAAAAATACTAGCATCTCCAACTGTAGTGCCAAGAGAAATAACATATCCGGCATTATAAGTTGACACTGTAGCACCATTAAAATGGTTTAATGGTGTTGCTCCTCTAGTGACATTAATAGATTTTGTTGAATTAACTACTCGCGATAGAACTGTAATAATTTCATTTCCGATGCTCAATCTATCGCCAGGATTAATTCCTACATTACTATTGAGATTTACAACTGTTTCAGTTAAAGAAAGACCAATGTGATCAATATTAATCTGTACAGCAGGAGTATTAGCATTTGTTTTGCTAAGAGATGTATCTCCAACAGTTAAAACATCAAACAGTTCATAACCAGTACCTTTTTCGGTTATTGTTACAGATGTTACGCTACCGGTAGAAGAAACAACAATATTTGCTTTTGCTCCCGATCCACTACCCCCTACTAATGCAAGGTCATTATATGTGTTAGTGGTGTAGTCTTCTCCACCATTTAAGATACTAACTTTTCCGATACCATTGTCATTTAAAACCCTAGTGATACCAGGGGTTTGTAGCGTTGCTTCTTGGTAAACTCTAGATCTTAGATAATATGTTGTTGTAGTTGATGCATCATCTGGATTGATGTCAATATTAATGATATCACCTTCAGCAATACCATGTTCGTCTGATGTGGTTAAAATTGCTACATTATCTTTTAAATTAAAGATAATTAAATCATCACTCAGTAAATTAATTGTTATTACTTTAGAACCAGTAGTATTAATTAAATCTGAGCTTCTTAAAAATAAAGTATCAGATACGACAAAAGAACCAGTAAGAACTTTAATCTTTACGATGTTTTGTTTTGTGGTAGTCTCCAGAACTTCTCCAGTCGCTACTGGAACGTTAAGACCATCAGTAAATTCTAATGTAGCTCCTTTAGTGTAAGAAGAGTTTTTATCTAAAAATAGACTAATAACCTTTACATTAGATGATAATACATCTGTACTATTAAAAGTACCACTTACATCACGTAGAGCAAATTTAGTTCCTGAAAATACATTTCCTACAATCTTACCAGTAGCTCCAGTTACACTTTGAGTGATGGTGTCCCCATCAAATAAGTACGCAGTTGTTTTTAATTCAACAAATAATGCTTTAGTATCTTGGGATTCAATGCTATCTACAGATCTTCCTTTTACAGAAGAAACTTCTGCACTTGCTCCAAATCCATCAGTATCTGAATTATCAATAATTAACTCAGATCCTACAGAAAAATTACTAGTACTATTTAAAATAGAAACTGAACTAATACTACCTCGTTTTACATCAGTAATTTTTGCTAATGCAAATTCTCCATTTTTAGTAATATTAGATGTTCTAAGTCTTTTAGCAAATTTAGGAATATTATCTTGGGATAGTTCGGAATTATAATTTGAATCAACTGGTAATGAATAATAATTATCCCCTAAAATATAAGGAAATACTGGATCATCTTGACTATCAAGAGTTATAAAATATGCATAAGTTCCTTCTGGGTAATCTGGTGTTACACAGTATCTTCCATTATTTTGATCTAAACTACCATACTCAGCAATATACGTAAAATCATCAATGAATGTTCCAATAGGATATTGACTAACTAATGGACCATTAGATCTACTATTATTTCTAGTATAACTACTAGTCATTCTAGTAATCGTACTTTGAGAATCTAAAGGATTCTGATGTCCAAATGGACCATAAATTGGATTGCCATCATATGCAAAACCAATAATGGGTGAATGATTTACTCCAGTATCTCCAGATCTAATAGTAGATGGAGCTGCATAATAAGCATATCCAGATCCAAGATATGACAATGAATTATTGAAAAAATATCCGTTCTCAGCATCTAGTGATGATTTATTTTTGTAATACTTATCTTTTCTCCACTTTCTAATAGATGCAGTTGCTTCAGATCCGGATCCTACTGCAATAATATCTACTTGTACATTTTCTTGTGAATATAAACTACCACCATTAATTTTCTCAAATCTATCAATAGCACCTGCAGTAGTAACAACTGCACGATACACTGCAAATCTTCCTCTACCTGCAGAATCTGTAATTCTTACTTCTGGTGCAGAAGAATAATACTCACCAGCATTTTCAACTACAATACTAGTAATTTCACCATTAGTGATAATTGCTCTTGCCTGAGCATTTCTACCTGATAATACTTCTACATTAGGAACTGAATTATAATCTCCAGGAGTATCAACAATAACAGACTCAACTACTTGACCTGCTAATCTAGTTCTTGCTAAGTTAGAAACCCCGTTAATTAACACAAATGGTGGTTTAGCGTATCCAGATCCTCGTGATGTAACTGCAATAGATTGAATAGCACCCGAATTGACTACTTCTTCGTCTTTATAACTTAGAAAGGGAATACCATTAATTGCAATACCAATATCTCTGTATAGGGTTTTATAAATTTCTGTAGTTTGTATTGGATGCTTTCTAATAATTTTTAGTAATTTTTGATCCTGAGCATCGGAAGGTAAAGTTGGAATAACATGTGAAGGAAATCCTGACGATGCAATATAATATCCACTACCATCTTCAAAGATAGCAGATACATTTGAGTTAAGTCCTGCAACCGCAGCAGAACCTGTACTAAAAATCCATCTTAAGTTATTTTGAGTATCATTAATTCTAATATCGTCAGTTAAAAATCCAGACTCGGAAATTTCTACTGATTCTCCTGGATTTGAATACGGTGATTCAATAGAATTGTTTAGTCCATATAAAAGACCAAATACCTGCAATTCAATATCACCAGAAGATACTTCTATGTTATAACTAACAGTTGTCCCAGATTGATAGGAACCATTACCATTTCTAGTTTTAATTACAAATTGATTTACGTTCTTTTCTTCAAATGTAAAAATTTCATCTCCTATTACAAAAGACCCCTTTGTCTCCCAACCCATTGTAGAGAAAACATTTATCCTATCACCAACAGTTGTTGATGCAGGTACAGGACTCGTTAATTGAGTTTTTAAAGATGAAGTAAAAGTACCATTGACACTAGGTTCGCTTAAAATAATATCGTATAATTCTTCATTATCAAAAGTACCACTATACTTAACATTATCTACAATAGCAGATGCATAGTTGCCTTCTACATTTTGAGTAATTTGCTTTCCAATTAAATCGTTTGGATCACCCGCAAGAATTTTTACTCTTAATGCATATGATTGAATCCAATTAGATTCCGATGACTTTAACGTAAAATCTCTTGGATATGCAACATCAGGATTCGGATCATCCTGAATTAAACATTTGAATAGAAACTTAATAGAACTATCAGTTCCTTTTGCTCTATAAAAATCGGTAATATTTTTTAGTAAAGTTCTCTTGTCAACTCCTTCCTTTAGATATGCTTCAGGAAAATCTGCAAGGTATTGTGCTTCAAAACTTTTAACTAAAGAATATAAAAATAGATTACTAATATTTTGTACAGTAGACCCATTAACATGAGTATCTGCTTGTGTGGTTACAAAAGTGCTAGCATTATAAAGATCACCAATAGTAGTATTACCACTAACACCACGACTTACTTCTAAAAATTGAGTATCTGTTCTTTCTGCATAAAAACAAATCTCATCATCAATTTTGATGTATCCACCATACTTAGGAAACGAAGTTGCATCAGCAACAGTAATTGTTGTGCTTAGTTGTCCTAAAGATCCAACAATGGTAGTTGACTCTTTAAGAATATTCGTTTCGTAAAAATCAATATCGCGATACGATTGAAGATTCGCAATGATATCAACCGGTTGACCTTGTAATTCTAATTGCTCATAATATTTTTGTATGAACTTACTAAAAAGTTCATACTCTTCATTAATAAAGTCCGGTAATTGTGACTCAACTAGATATGAGATTTTATTAGCAGTTTTGACCATCTACTACTACTCTTTGTATGCTACAAATGTACTCTTTGAGATATCTACGTCTAGATATACTTCACGTTTAACTTCAACATCATTACTGGATGGTTTTACTCTCAGTTCAATACGATTGTCTGAGAATGTTCCTTTCAGAATAGTGAAGTCATACAAT